AAAAGAATTACTTGATGAAAATGGAAAAAGAGTGACTGCCGGGATATCTTTTGTTCCAGAAAATGAAGAAGGAACGATTGAAATGACATTTGAACTGGATGCACGCATGTTGGCTGGAAAATCAGTTGTAGTATTCGAAAGGCTTTATGATGAAGAAGAACACTTGATCGCAAAAGAAGAAGATATCGAAAATGCAGATCAGACTATTTTGTATAGAAAACAGGAAATTCCGAAAAATACAATTGTAGAAAAGCCGGGGCATAATTCAAAGGAAGTTCGAAAATCTCCAAAAACAGGTGATGAAAATCGTATGGATTTATGGCTGGTAATGTTGTGTGCGTTTGGAATTGCAGTGGTAACAGAAATTGTAATTTATAAAAGAAGAAACAGATAAATATTTTATTGCTACCTAAGGATATGAACATTTTTTGTCTCCGTTGGTGTGCTATTGCCGGAAGTACAATATAAGTAACGGTGCAAGTAGAGGCGTTGTAGTTCATATGAAAGAAATCGGTAATAAAGAATACAAGAACATCAAGAAGGACACACTGATCGGAACCACCGGACAGAACAGAAGACTGGAAGCGATCCGGATCACCGGAAAGGAATCTTTCTATCTGTACAGAGTCCACCAGAAGAGTATTGGCTGGTCAGAATGGGCCAACAACGGAGAGTGGGCTGGTACGACTGGAAAAGGACTGCAGATGGAAGCACTGGAGATTAAGAAATCCATGTTCTCCGTCGAACCGCACGTACAGAGCAAAGGATGGGTGGATTACGGCATGATTACCAAAGATACGATTATCGGAACCGTAGGCGAAAAGAAACGTATCGAATGCTTATGCTTTGAAGGTGACTTTGAATATCGTGTTCATATCCAGAACTCCGGATGGACAGACTGGACAAGAGCCGATGGAGTAGCTACTCTTGGAACCGTAGGCCAGGAACTTAGAATCGAGGCTATTCAATTTAGATAATTGGATGGGATAAAACTGGCAGCAGTGAAGAGTGTGTTCTGGTATGACTATTTTTTTACGTTTATTGACTGCTGCCAGTTGCTGTTTTTCTTTAGGAAATTTGTGAACGGTCTTGCTGATATCAGTGATATAATTCATATCTACGTTATAGAACTGAGCCAACTTAATAAGTGAGTCTACAGGGATTCGTGTTTTGCCAAGTTCATAATCAGCATAGGTGTTCTGTCCAATATTAAGTAATCCTGCAATACGGGATTGCGTATAATCATTATCTTCACGTAATGCACGTATGCGTTCTTTGTAATCCATAGAAATTCACCTCAAAGATATTTGTCTAAGAGGAATAAACTCTATTGACGTTAGAGTTATAAACTCGACACTGAGAGAATAATCAGTATGACAAATTCTCTACCTAAATCAAAAGATCAGTTCGAGTATTGGTTGGGAGCGTTGCCGTTTTATAATAATGTAAAGGCAGAAGGGATTGGGCTATAAATGGATATATGTTATAATAAACATAATATATAGAAACGGAAAATACCAATATGGATGAAAAGAATGACTTGATAAAAGTTGGAAAATATGATTTGCGATATAATGAATTGTTAAGTATTGATATAGAAGAGTTAGACATATTTAGGTCAAAAGGTTTACCAGCACATATGGTTAAAAGAAAACATTTTAATTGTTTAAAGTATATTGATTATCTTCCGGAGATTATAGAAAATCCAGATTATGTAGGTGTTAATCCTAATGAAAATGATAAAAGTATTGAGTTTATAAAAAAGTATTCTAAGAATGTATTGGTTGGAGTAAAGTTGGAAAAAGATGGTCAATATTTATATGTTTCTTCGATGTATGATATCCAAGGTTCAAAGATAAGTAGACGTTTGTACAGTGGAAGAATAAAAAACGCAAATATTGACAATGACGAAAATGAATAGTATAGTATAAATGTAAACAACATACATTGATAATAAGCATAGTTATTTTTGAGGTCGGAAATGGTTCCCGACGCACTCTGAAAAGAGTACCTGAGATGATGGATACACCGCCCATCCAAAAGTAATTATGCTTTTTATATTTGACTATTAACGTGAATAATAGAAGCACACTTAAGGGAGAAACGCCTTTAGGTGTGCTTTTCTTTGTCCTGCTGCCGTTCGTGAATTTCTGATACACTCTTTTCAAGAGAAGCTTTATTCCATTGCTGACGGACAGTTTCATGTTCTGACTCAACAATTCGCCGACTCAGATAATCCATTGACAGATGATATGGCAAGGGTATTAAGAAAAGTAAAAGAGTTTGAATTTAAGAATGGCTGGTTAGGCGAGTATGTTTTTCAAGATGACAGGGGAAGAGTGTATGCTTCAAGAATATCAGACTGTGCAGTTAATAACACAACAACAGCAGAATTCCATAACAAGAAAAGTATCCATGCTATCAGAAGAACATTGAATTCTAATATGAAATGTGCCGGTGTATCTGGAACAGTAGCAGTGTCTTTGTTGGGTCATACGGAAAAAGTAAATGAAGAAAATTATACATACGATGTGAGTTCCATGGAAGAAAAGAGCAAATTCATGGAATGTGCTGGAAGAGTATAAAAAAAACATTTACTTCTTACGAAACCATAGTAACAAAAATAGTAAGAAAAGTAAATGTCTCTAATCGTTAAACCCCTTGATTTTACTGGGCTTTTTGAATGCGGATAGTGGGAATTATTTTGTATGTTACAATGCAACATAGAGGGTGAAAACATTGAAAATACGGGATTGCGCATATCACAATGTAACATAACGAAAAATAATTTGTCCCACAAAAGTCCCATGGGGCTAAAGGATTTTTATAGATCTGATTAGCTGATTATCATGCTCCTTCATCTTGTCGGTTACATGGAAATAGATTTCTCTTGTGATTTTACTGTTGGCATGTCCAAGACGACGGGATATAACTTCCAATGGAACGAACTGTTCAGCCATAAGTGCAACATGCGTATGCCTCATAACGTGTGTTGTGATTTCAATGTTTTTATCTAGCACACGTCTTGCGGTTTCTTTTAAATAATCATTGTATGAATAATAGTTCACATAATTGCCGGAAATATCACAAATGAATAAATTACTGCGATTGCCGGTAAGCAGCTGTTCTTTTTTTATAAAGAACTTGATTTGCCGACATAAAGCAAGCAGCTCATCTTGAACATAAACTTCGCGATAAGAAAAAGTGTTTTTTGGGTATCCGACAAGTTTATTATTGGCATCATAGTTTTTATTGACATGAATAACACGTTTGTTAAGATCTACGTCTGAATCATGTAATGCGATAATTTCACCAACGCGAAGCCCTGAGAGAGCGGCAAAGGAAGCAAGCATTCTCCAACGAGGAATAGTCATGCTTTTCAGAAGAGTGTTCAGTTCATCACGTTCCAGATATTTTTCCTCTAACTTTGCTTTCTTTTTTCGGTCAGTTTCTTTCTTGATTTTATCAATCCACGAAATATCAGAGATATAGTCGTTCTCAAATCCCCAACGGATTAAGGCTTTAAGGCGTGTAATACGTTCATTTGTCGTTCCAATATCTTCTTTTTCAGCGGAAAGCTTTTCGATAACATATCCGGCGGAAAGTTGATCAACAAGCGTATTCTCTCCAAGAATTCTTCTCAGAGAATTGCAAGCATGAAAATTTCTCTTATAAGTAGATGGTGCGCGGGATCCTTTTTGAAAATTGTTATATATAGTGCAAAGCTGCCCGAAACGAAGTTTTTCTTTGCGGACTGCAGCAGAAAGGGAAATTTCTTCAAGCCGCTGCTGTATCTTTTCGCTAAGAATGGCTTGTGCCTGTTTGCGTGTGCTGTTCGTATCCTTTTCCATAGTACAAGACACTTTGTGTGTCTCCAATGTTAATGGGTCTGTATATCGTTCCCCAAATCTGATGTTTCCGCTTGGCAAAATTTCTGACCACATAGTTATTCCTCCTAAAAACGAGTACAAAAATAACACCTATACGGTGCCGAAAATTTGTGGTACAATATCCTTGGTTGTGAGGGTATTATACGTGTTTTGACACTGTATAGTTTTCTCATTTCCCCGGTGCTGGTAACACCGGGGATTTTTTAGTTAATCTAAACCATTGATTCTTAAACAGTTATTGTAAGCGAGTTCCTGAAGCAATTTATATAATGGCTGTACATTATATTTTTTCGGGAATTCTAACTTGTGAGATACGTATTGAACCTCGTGTGCTTTGAGGTCGGCAGTCTTGATGTATGTAAAAGTAAGTTCACTGTCGTCGAATCCAAAACCTGCAGTCTCCATGGTAACATCTACAACAGAGAAAAGATTGATAGATTCTACACGCATTTTTATTCCTGTTGCACCCTGTTTGTCAGTAAAGATAATTCTTTTGTTGGTGAAGATAAGTGCATCACGCACAAGTTTGAATCCGACTGTGATTCCTTCTCCATCCATCAAATACATACCATATTCTTTCTGCATATCTTCAGTAGTCATTTCACTATAATTATTCAATACACCTTGTACGAGGTTACTACCTGCTACTGATTTTGCACCGTTTAAAACATCTTTCATTCCAAAAGCCATAATAAAAGCCCCACTTTCTTTAGTTTTTGATAATTTTTTCCCAAAATTACACCAATAT